AGCTGCTGAGCAACTAGCTGCTGAGCAATTGCAAACACCTTTATTATCAAAAGGTCACGGAGTAAAACAAGCTCACACGCATCCTAGTAAAACAACTACTAAGATGAAACCAGATGGAGAGTATCCTGGAGCTAGATATGTAAAAGGAGATCTTGTTGATCAAGATGATTTGCTAGATAAAACTGAATTAGATGCACATATCGCTACACAAGTTCAGTCTGACAAAAAAGGAACTTTCATTAAAGAAAAGCCAGACACGGGTTCAAAAAGTGATATTTCAACCGCAAAAGGTTTTGGTAAAAAAATACGACTTGAAAGCATGGGCAGATCTAGTTACACATCAAACATGAAAGATCAATTAGATCCTCATGATTTTCTATTCAAAAAAACACCTAAAAAATCTAAATAAACAATAATATGGACAAGAGAAAATTAATTATAAGCAAACCTGATCTAGACGGAAGAGTTGGTGAAAGTGCTATTTGGGACGGACCATTGAGTAAAGAGGGTTTTCCAATGGGCAAAGGTAGCAGTTCTGGCATCACAGGTATGGAAGTATCTAAATACCCTTGTAGCTATAGCGATGCGCCTATAACTCAAAGAGCTAAAGGAAAATAACAGATGGCGACAGGAGATATTAAGCTACTGGCAGCCAACACATTAGCATTAGCGATAAGCATGACGCATATAGAGGTGGCTTTAAAAGTTATTCTGTTACTTATAAGTATCGGATACACAGTAACCAAGTGGGTAAAACTTAAAGAAAAGAAGTAATAATTATAACATGGCATACGAGCAATCACAATCACCTTTCTTAAAAGTAAGAAAAACTACTAAAGGTAAAGGTAGGAACTTTAGAACTACAGAAGAAGGTGCTGGTATGACGAGTGCTGGTGTTAAGAAATATAAAAAAGAAAATCCAGGTAGTAAATTAAAAACTGCTGTAACTGGAGATGTTAAACCAGGAAGTAAAGATGCCAAACGTCGTAAATCTTTCTGTGCTAGATCGAAAGGTTGGACCGGAGAAAGAGGTAAAGCCGCTAGAAAAAGATGGAAATGCTAAATAAACATAACTAAAATGGAAGAAGGACATTACGGTGATTACACCGGAAACGCAAGACACTCAAGAAAAGAAGAAATTATTCATGATCGTGAATTAATCTATGATGCTAAGAAACAACTTCATAAAGCAGATCAGGATTATAAGCATGATTCGCCGCCTACCAATTATGGGACTCCATTAGAAAACTCAGGATTAGGTCCTAAAACAGCTGGCTCAGGCTTGTATATGAGAGCTTGCGGTTATAAAAAGTAAAAAATGAAATCACAAGGATTAGGAGATAGTATAGAAAAATTCACCAAAGCTACAGGTATTAAAACGTTTGTAGATAAAGTATCTGATGGTCTTAATATACCTTGCGGTTGTCAAGAAAGAAAAGAAAAATTAAACGAAGTTTTTCCTTATAAAAAATAAATATGGCTTTTAAAATGAATGGTGCTCCGTATGCTGGTGATAATACTCCTATATACCAAGTAGATATGGAAGACGGCGTATTAGGTAAAGCTAACAACAATGGCACTATAATCATTAACAAAGATATTAAAGATCCTAAACAAATAGATGATGTTGTTGAGCATGAAAAGGTTCATATAGATCAAATGAAAAGAGGTGATCTTGATTATGATGATAAATATGTGTATTGGAAAGGTAAAAAATACTCAAGAGCTTCAATGAAAGAAGGTGCTAAAAACCTTCCTTGGGAAAAAGAAGCATACACTAAAACTAAAAAATAATGTGGAAAGTACTACTAGGTCTTTTAAAAGGAGGTGAAGGTAGGAAGTCTGTAGCTGGAGGTTTAGCTTGGGAAATAAGAGAAGCAATTAAAGGGAAAGAATTAGATCCTGAAAAATTAATAGAACTTCAAACCAAAATAAATCTAGCTGAAGCTTCACATCGAACATTGTTTGTTGCCGGATGGAGACCTTTTATAGGTTGGATATGTGGTTTTGCATTAGCTTACAATTTTGTTATACGTGATTTATTTATATGGATAACAAAAACAACAGACGCTCCACCACCATTACAAATGGAACACTTAATGACAGTACTGCTAGGAATGCTCGGACTTGGCGGACTAAGAACGTACGAGAAAATAAAAGACAAAGTAAAATAATTAAATTAAATCAAATGAAAAAAGTAGAAAGCAAAGAAGTAAGTAAAATTACAGACGAGCAATTAGAAGTAATTACAAACCACCAGAAAGACTTAAATAAGTCTTTAACTAATATTGGCTATGTTGAAACTCAGAAACATAGTTTATTACACGAGTATGCTGGTCTTGTTGATGATATTGAAAAGTACAAAAAAGAACTAGAAGATATCTATGGCGCTATCAATATAAACATTGAAGATGGTACTTTTACTGAGATTGAAAAAGAGTAATGACTAATAACATTATAAGAAAAATAAGTATAGGTTCTGATTATAAGAACGAAGCTATGCATTACGCTGTAGGTCAACAAGTTTACGGCGGTCACACTATTTCTGATATATTATTTCAGGATGGAGACGACTCTTATAATATATATATAAAAAAGCACGATGAGATTCTTCCTTGGAAGAAGTTTAATAGCAATATGGCAATATCTGTTGAATACGATTTAGAGTATTAATGAACAGTGTTTACCAGTTCATAATTAAACCTATAGGCAAAAGATACAATAACGAGTTAAGTATTGGTGATAAAAAGCTAATAATTAACTCTAGTATCGCTAGTCATAAGTTTGTTAATAGAGAAGCGGAAATAATCGCCGTACCTTTAGCGTTTGAAACAGAACTAAAGAAAGGTGACAAAGTTATAGTGCATCATAATATATTTAGAAGATACTACAATCAAAAAGGTAAATCTGTAAACAGTGGAAAATATTTCAAAGATGATATGTATTTTGCCTCTGAAGATCAGATATACATGAAAAAAGTAGGTGATGACTGGAAGACGTTAAAACAATATTGTTTCGTTAAGCCAGTTGTTGATAAGAACGGCTCTAGTTTAAGAAAGCTAAAAGAATGTGTTGGTATAGTAAAATACGGAAACAGTGTCTTAGAAGCTCTTAAAATAAATGAAGGCGATTTGGTTGGATTTAAGAAAAACAGAGAATTTGAGTTTTTAATTAATGACCAGGTTGTATACTGCATGGAACCCAATGACATTTTAATTAAATATGAAAATAAAAGAAACGAAACTGAATATAATCCAAGCTGGGCAAATAGCAGTTGAAGAGCTTATAAAGGTAGCAAAAGAAAAGATCGTTGACTCAGAAGATGATATCTCTGCTGACAGACTTAAAAACGCTGCCGCTACAAAGAAACTTGCTATATTTGATGCTTTTGAAATATTAGCTAGAATAGAGTCAGAAGAAGATCTTTTAAATGATAAACCAAAAGCTAGCGCTGTTAAAGCCGAAGAGTTTAAGGGTTTCGCAGAAGGAAGATCTAGATAATGTACAAGCAAGATCTATACCATATAGTAGAAGACCATATAAAGCCAAACGTTCTAAGTAGGATGAATAGGCTTAAGAAATGGGAATACGGATACAATAAAGAGCATGACATAGTTGTCATAAGCAAAACAGGACAAATAGGAGAGATATATAGTATACAAAATCTATTAATAGCTCTTCCGTTGGCTGAAGACGTGTACAAGTGTTCTAAGAAGAAAGAAGAACAACGTTGGAAAGTTTTAGAGTATCCATCTGAATTAAATAAAATAAAAACAGTTTATGATTGGAACGAAAGACCAGTCGATTTTAAAGAAAAATGGTACGAGTACATCAACAGGGAGTTTGTTCGTCGTGAAGAAGGCTATTGGTTCTATAGCAACGGCGTTCCTACTTATATTACTGGTTCTCAGTACATGTACTTGCAGTGGACTAAAATTGACGTGGGGTCAGCAGATTTTCGCGAGTCAAACAGGTTATTCTACATATTCTGGGAGGCTTGTAAATCGGACGGTAGATGTTACGGAATGTGCTATCTTAAGAACAGACGGTCTGGATTTAGTTTCATGGCATCATCCGACACAGTTAACCAGGCAACAATTTCAAGAGATGCTAGGTTTGGAATACTCTCTAAGTCTGGAGCTGATGCTAAGAAAATGTTCACTGATAAAGTTGTACCCATATCAATCAATTACCCCTTCTTTTTTAAACCAATACAGGACGGAATGGAGCGTCCAAAGACAGAATTATCATACAAGGTACCTTCGAAAAGGCTCACGCGTAATTCAATCAAAGAAACAACGGAAGACTTACAGGCGGGTCTTGACACCACGATCGACTGGAAGAACACAGGGGACAACTCCTATGATGGAGAGAAACTCAAGCTCCTCGTCCACGATGAATCGGGTAAATGGGAGAGACCAGACAACATCCTCAACAACTGGAGGGTTACGAAAACAACGTTAAGATTAGGTAGAAAAATAGTAGGTAAGTGCATGATGGGATCTACTTCAAACGCATTAGATAAAGGTGGATCAAATTTTAAAAAACTATACGAGTCTTCGGACGTCACAAAAAGAAACCGCAACGGACAGACTAGCTCAGGACTATATAGTTTGTTTGTACCTATGGAATGGAATTACGAAGGATACATTGATTCTTATGGAATACCTGTATTCGACACTCCAAAAAAACCAATCAAAGGTATAGATGGTGAGGATATAGATATAGGAGTTATATCACATTGGGAAAATGAAGTAGATGGACTACATGATGACCAAGATGGTTTAAACGAATACTATAGACAGTTTCCAAGAACAGAAAAGCATGCCTTTAGAGATGAAGCTAAAGAATCTTTGTTTAATTTAGGTAAAATATACGAGCAAATAGATTATAATGAAGATCTACGCAATACTAATGTTGTTACGCAGGGTAATTTTCAGTGGGAAGGTGGGATTAAAGATACTAGAGTGCTGTTCGTACCTAGCAAAAGTGGAAGATTTTTTGTTAGCTGGGTTCCTCCAGTTACACTACAAAATAGATACAATATAAAAAATAACGTTAAGTATCCTGGTAATGAGCACTGTGGAGCTTTTGGATGCGATAGTTATGATATATCTGGTACAGTTGACGGTAAAGGTTCTAAAGGGTCTTTACACGGTTTAACTAAGTTTTCAATGGAAGATGTGCCGCCTAACTTATTTTTTTTAGAATATATAGCTAGACCACAGACAGCTGATATATTTTTTGAAGATGTTTTAATGGCATTAGTTTTTTACGGCATGCCTATATTAGCAGAGAACAACAAGCCAAGACTATTGTATTATATGAAAAGAAGAGGTTACAGAGGTTACTCTATGAATAGACCTGACAAGGTTATGCACAAGTTATCTGTAACAGAAAAAGAAATAGGTGGAATACCTAATTCAAGTGAAGACATAAAGCAAGCTCACGCGGCAGCTATAGAGGATTATATAGAAAACCACGTTGGTTTACTAAACGAAGGCTACGGTAACATGTACTTTCAAAGGACTTTAGAAGATTGGGCAAAATTTAATATAAATAATAGAACTAAACACGATGCATCTATAAGCTCTGGTTTAGCTATGATGGCTTGTAATAAACACAGATACACGCCTGTTGCACAAAGAGTAATATCTAAAGTATCTTTAGGTTTTAGAAAATATAACAATTCAGGTCAAAATTCAAAAATAATATAATAAATGGTCTACAATACTAATAATAGCATCTTTCCAGATCAGGTTGTACCTGAAGAAGAAAAGAAATCATTTGAATATGGTTTAGCTGTTGGAAACGCTATTGAACAAGAATGGTTTAGAAATAACAGTGGTCAGGATAGGTTTTCCTATAATTTCCAGAACTTTAATAGACTAAGATTATACGCTAGAGGTGAACAACCTGTACAGAAATATAAAGATGAATTATCTAATAACGGTGATTTGTCTTATTTGAATTTAGACTGGAAGCCAATACCGGTTCTCTCTAAGTTCGTAGATATAGTAGTTAATGGCATGACTGAGAAAGGTTATGAAATGAAAGCTTTTGCTTCAGACCCATTTGCTTTAAAGCAACGTACTGATTTTGCTGCTAACGCCTTAAGAGACATAGAAAACAAAGAAGCTATAGATAGATTATCTCAAGCTACTGGTCAAAACTTCTATGCTTCTACTGATCCAGAAAACATACCTAGAGACAAAAACGAATTAGACTTAATGCTACAGCTTAACTACAAATTAAGTGTAGAAATAGCTGAAGAAGAGGTTGTTAGCAATGTGCTTAAGTATAATAAATTTGATGAAACTAAAAAAAGACTAGCTTATGACCTTACCGTTTTAGGTATTGCAGCTAGTAAAACTAGCTTTAATCTTTCTGAAGGTATAACAACTCACTACGTGGATCCAGCTAA